GCCCCAGTTGCCCGCCTTCGCGAGCCCGTCGTTTATGGTGATCTGTGTCGGAGCCTCCCCGGACGTGTATCCAGCCTTTGTTTTATCGACGCCGTTTAAGCGGAAAAGGTTCTTCTGATCGACACCCACGATGAGCGCCTGACCGGTAATGTTGACCGGATCAGGACCACTTAGCCACTCTCCTACGCCGTGGTAAGCGACGCCCGATTTGTTACCGTGCCATCCACTGAGCCAGTTTACGTCACTTCCGTCGAAGATTCTACCCCTCTTTTCGCCGTGATACTTACCAACGTAGGCGAGGGTGTACACCTTGTCTTCACCCATGCACTTCGCCGGAAAACGCATGCTCGTCTCCGGACCACCGAGTAAACCCCACACTTTTGTACCATCGACATCGTACGTCATTTCACGCGTGAATGTACCTTCGACGTCGACGTCGTTACCCTCACCGGAAATGTCTTTCCAGACACCACCCGAAAACGTGTCGAACCGGTAGCGTCCGGTGAGATCCTTTATGTCCTTGGGAAACCCATCGTCGTCTTCTTCAGGGGCCGGACTGGGTGATGGCCCAAATCTAAAGCACGCGTCCGAATCAAAATCTTCGCTGGACATGGTGCCACTCGTGCATGAGTTCATCATGGCCCCAGAACACGAGGACATACAGCATACACAACAGGCACAAAGACAAAGAGCTAAAATTGCCGGTAGCAGGTCCGAGGCCATCTTACACTTCTCTGAGATTTTTTCCGTGACTTAAAGTCATCAGACTATTCATAGATATACCCAGAATCAAAATGTCGCAAGTCACTCAAACCAAGAATTTTCACCCGTCCTCCGTGAGTTTTTCGAAGCTTCGCAAGAACAAGTCCGGTGGTAAGGGTGTGTACCTCCAATGCGACAACAAGAAACTTCTTCTTCAACTTCCGTGGATGCGATGCCCTTTCGGCCTCTCCACGTACACGGACGACACGACCGGTCGCACGTCGTACTCTCTCGATCTCAGTTTCGACGAGAGCAACGAGGGAGCGCAGGCGCTAAAGCAAAAGCTCCAAGAGCTCGACAAGCTCGTCGTCGACACGGTCGCGGCGAACTCGAAGGAATGGCTCGGAAAGGAGTTTGCGAAGGAGGTCCTCCAACAGGCGCTGTATAAGCCTCTGGTTCGACCGGGGAAGGAGGAGTATCCGTCCACCCTTAAGTTGAAAGTGCTCGTCGACCGCGAGGGGAAGTTCGTTCCGGAGGCGTACAGCGTCAAGCGCGAGACGATCCCCCTGGACTCCATCGAAAAGGGTCAGCGCGTCATGTGCCTGGTGGACGTCAACCAAATTTGGTTCATCGACAATAAATTTGGGGTGACTCTGAGACTCCAGCAACTCATGGCTGATCGCTCGGAAAAACTGAAGCGTTTCGCGTTCGAGGGCGAAGACGTCCCTCCCCTCGACAACGTTGAGGAGGAAGAAGACATTGTCGATGACGACATGTCTGACGAAATCGTAGATGAAGAATAATTTTGTAAGCCTATAACATAATGAAGTTCAACAACGCTCGTTCCATGAAAATCCTCGCCCTCGTCTCCTCCCTCGTCGTCGTTTACTGGTTGATGAGTGGCCCCTCTGGTAAGGCGGCGCCCGCGTCGGGACCCACCGGTAATGGAAAGTGGAAGATCCTCGGTTCGATGTCGTGTGGTTTCACGCGCAAGCAGTTGGATTACATGAAGGGAAAGAACATTCCGTTCGAATACACCGAGTGCCAGGGGGGTAAGTGTCCGGGGGTCGAGGCGTTCCCGACCCTCGTGTCACCGGGCGGTCAAAAGATTGTCGGCTACACTGAAATTTAAACACTTCTATCTGTAATATAAGTGACATGCTCGTCCAAAAATTTTACTTGCTCGGCCTCAGACCATCTCGCGGTTTGTTGACTATCATAGATAAGAAGGAGGTTCCCCGGTACTTGTGCTTTAAAAACAAGGAGCACGCGGTGGAATGCACAAAATTTTTGAACGGGTACAGGCGTATGTACGACAAGTGGCCACATCTCGATTTTTCCGAGGAAGACCTTCGTTTTCTCACACCGGACAAATCCGATCATCAACTGGTCGTGCATACGTTTTCTGAACGGGAGCTTGATTTCGTGGCTATGTACTCTAGTACGGCGTTCCTTATGGTTGGTGAGTTCACTCTCAGAGCCAGCGATGACCACGTTCCGTGGAAGGTGTACTTTGACGGTGAAGAGACGGAAAAAGTCGTGAATAAACACATGTTCATTCAACAGTTAGAGGCGAGTCTCCGGATAGTTTAGGCACCGCGGAGAATGACAAGGCTAATGCTAAGGAGGAAAGCGTCCGAAAGGTTCGCGATCGGCTTCAACACGCTGATGTGATTCACGAGGGAACGATTCCAGAGGAATCGGAGCATGAACGTACTGATGAGGAGAGTCAGCAACAGAAGAATAAATTCACTGACAACGTCGGACTTATTCTTCGTCTTGACAATTTCTCGGAGCATGATTTATAATATAGTGTAATATAATAAATGCCACCGAAGCGCCTTCCCACCAGCGGATCCGAACACAGGTTCACCCACCGCCTGTGGGGTTCTGCTGTGGGCATTGGGAACAACAACTGCATGGCGTACGCGTTTAACGATTTTGAGTACTATCGGGATCAAAAGTCCACTCCAGGTGATCGAACCGGTAACTCCAACAACTTTCATCCGTACACCCACTGTCGCGGAATTCCTGAGAAAGTTCTCTCGGACAATCCGGGGAAGGTGTACTTGGTGAATCCGGACAAGAGATGCAAGGCTGGGTACTACAAGGTGATGTTATTCGTCGCTCCAGCGTCCCCCGGTTCGTACATCCGTCAAGGTGATTTCCACTGGTACAAGCAACACAACACGGTCGAATACAAAATGAAGGAGGGCGACACCGTGACGTCCATGGCTCGTTTTTTCGGCGTGTCCCGAAGTGTGATTCAAACCGCCCTGACGAAGCGTCGTCTCAAGGCGCCCGAGAAGGGACGAGTGATCATTTTCAAGGCGAACGTGTGGAGTCACAAGCGAGGATGGGCGACGGAACCCCTCTTGGTGGACGCCAAGGGCAAGGCCATCTTCGACCCTCGCAAGGCGTCCAGAAACTACGACGGCCTCAACTACAAAAAGTTTTGCTCAGCTTTCTGCGTCAAGAACAAGGGGATCAAGGTCGGTAAGAGTCATCCCCAGATCACGAAAAAGTGAGTCGAGGTCTAAAATTTGTTCAAACTCAAACTCCATGTCGAATACGTCGAAGACGTTGAACATCTGATTGTTAGACAGAGAGATGGTGTTCGAGTGACCGGTAAAATTGTTGGTGACCGTCATCTGCACGTGAAAATTTTTAGCGTTGAAAACTTTTCGACACACCGGACAAGTATTCTTCCCTTTTTGTTCCCATTTTTCCAGGCAGTGCGAATGAAACCTGTGACCGCATCGAATCTCTGGCGTATTGCGAGTGACTCTGACCTCGTTCAGGCAAATTGAACACGTTTCCATTTTACGTCCTGGAATAATGGTTTGTTTTTTTTTATCGAAATTTTAATACATCTTTCGGAGTTGTTGACCGAGAACCGGGGCATCGCAGTTCGTGCACGGACCGGCACCTTGCGATTGTTGTTGAAGCTCGTTGACGAGGGCGGGACCGCGTTGTTGGAGGAGTTGACGGTACGCGTAGTTGTCTTCCATCGGGATGCCGTTTTGTTGCATCACGTAGTTGTTCACGAGACGAGACGAACCGGCGAGAGTGAAGCAACGACCATCGGCCATACCAAGACGCTGGGACATGATTGTGTTATTAATAGTACATTAGAAATTTATTTGTCGATTTTCAGTCGTCTGTAACCAACTCTTGTATCCGATGTTTTTCAGATGTTTCACAAAATCATCCGATTTGTATCCAAGGTAGGTGTCGAAGGTGTCCACGGTTTTCGTCGGAGTTGTGCGAATGTCTCGCCCGCTGTTGATGTGACTGACGACGACGTTGTATGCGAAGGCGATTTCTTTGTACGTCTCCGCTCCGGTGATGATGATCTTTCCTGTGGAAAATATCGAACACGTCACCTCCTTCATATTCGCCGCTGGACGAAACCGGATCTTCACTGCACTGTATCTAGAAGGTTCGAAGTGCG